CTGTTGTATCGGAGGCTGCTACTGTTGCGCCGTAGACAATCCAGTGCTTTGCTGTGGTTGAAGCATCTGCTGATGGACGAACTGCAATGCGGTATGTAGCCGCAGAGGAAGCCTGATTGCAAATAGTAATAGTTGAGACCACAGTTGAAGTCAGCGATGGCGCTGTATAAAGTGTGGTTTCTGTTGTTGCGCTTGGATTGCTTTGAGCAAGCACCTTGTAAGTGGTAGGAATTTTCGTTACTCCTTGTCTAATGTGTCACGGCGTTTTAATCCCGCAACTATTGTAGATATGTGACCTGGATGTACTTTATACGTTCGTGCTAGGTCTGATTGCCACACACCTTCGGAAGCAAGTTTACGGATTTCTAGGACCTCTGTGTCGCTTAACTTAGAATTAGGATGGTTTTCTCCAAAGGTGTGACGACCCTTTTTTACCTTATCTTTTACATTATCGTGGGGTGTTCCAGGAAATAAATGCTTTGGATTCACACAAGGAGGATTGTCGCATGTGTGACAAGCATGCCATTTATCAGGCACTGGTCTTCCATCAAGTTCTAAGGATACTCTATGAGAGTATTTCAACTCATTTTCCCAGTAAATAAGTCCGTATCCTGCAGAAGTTTTGCTTCCTGTCCATTCCCAACATTCATCCTCGGACTTCATATCTACATAATCCCAAAATCTTTTAGTAAGGGTATGGTTTTTGCAGAAAATAGAAAAAGCATGATTTCCAGCATTGGTTTGAGCAGGCTCTCCGCACCAACACAAAGGAAGTGGTGTCCCATATTTTTTGTTAATTCTCCAATGAGTTCCGCATAGACCTATAGAACGATACTTATTGGTGCATCCTGAAACAGAGCAACTTTTCATAATAGATAAAAGTTACCCTATGTTGACCCATTGAACTACCCAAAGTTTATGTCCCATAAACTCAATCTGCTTTGTAGCAGAGCGACTCTTTTGGGCAATCTCCAGATACTTCTGGTGGTATGAGAATTTACAGAGGAACATCTTATTATGCCCGATTGCAAATGGGACAAGGGTAGGAAAGTCAGTGAGATATTGAACAAGTCCATCCATGACTCCTAGCCAGTGTGGATGCAGGATATCGTCCAAGATAACGACGCCAGCATCTGCCACATATTTCTCCGCAATCTTCAAATCATTGAGTGTGTGAATCTTTGTGTGACCACCATCAATGGAGAAAAACCGAATAGAGCCTTCAGGAATAATTTCTGCTAACTCTGCCTGTGTTTTACTAGACGTAGAGTCACCTTTAATAATCTGAATGCCTTCTCCACCAAAGGCGTCATACCTATCTATGTAACCTTTAAAGATATCTTGGCGAGCTTTATCTGTTCCGCTAAAATCAAGATTAAGATTCTGGTCTTCAAATATATCAATACCATAAGAAGGCTCTGCCTTATCAAGCATTGCTCGCAGTAACAAGAAGAAACGGCCCATATAAACGCCAAGTTCTGCTACTCCACCTTCTTTGTTCCACTCTACGTCTTTGAGTATCCGCAAAAATTCTGGAAGGTCTGAAAGTACCCATCCAGGAACGGATTTAAATCCTTCGTTTAAAAATTTATCAAACGGATTATTTTCTGTTGCAGATTCATATGGGATATTTAATCTATCCATATTGGCTTTAATTGCATTGCGATAAAGGTCAGGAAGATTTTGTTGAATGAGTGTTTGGAAAATTTGTGCGCTCTCATCTTGGCGACCAACCCACCATGCAGCAACTGCCTTTTGAAATGGAAGAACAAAATCTCCTGCATAATCTACGTCAATAGGAAGTGGAAAAAATATAGATGGAAGATTTTGAATTCCAACTTCTGCAGCAGTATAAGCTTCTTGCCATTTTTGATTGCGTTCATAATAACGAGAAAGTAAGAACCACGCCTCTGGTCTTTTTGGACTGTAAGCAATTGCCTTTTCCATAAGATTGCGAACAGTATTTTCTCTACCAGTTTGATTCTCAAAACATTGCGATGCTTTTAGCAAAGATGCGTACACATATTCACCGTGAGTGTAATACCCATACTCTGCTGTTCGGAGGTAAAAAGAAACAGCAGATGCAGTTTGTCCAAGGCGGTGGTACTCGTTAGCAATACGAAGACTTAATACTGGATTAAAAGGGTCTTTAGAGAGCGCAAAGATTAAATCCGTTATGTTGTTATACTCCTGCACGAAGCGCCTCCTCAATCATTTCATTGACCATTGCATTGGGCATTTCTAATGCAAATGCAGCGTTATCTTGAAAACCAAATGTCACTAACAAATTGTCTTTAACAATAGCAGCACCACACACAAATTCAATTTGTCCATCTAAGAATGACAACGAATCAGAAAGTCCAATTAACTTAAAATCCTTATCCCATACGCATAGGCGATGACGATACGTTCCATTTTTCTGTTTTAAATAGTTTTTGTACAAAACAACTTCATGCGTAATAGCAATGTAGTAATCTCCCCATTTAAGTACTTGAGAACCACCACGTTGGTCAGTAGGGGATTGAATGCCTTCTACAACAGATAGCTGTTGAGAATCTCCCGTTGTAGGGTCAGCTTCAACAATTTCCGTAGGAGATGTCCACTTTACATATTGATATGGGCGGTCAAGTATTGGCATCCAATTTTTCTCACAATAAGACTCTTTATTAATTGGCGCTTCAATACGAACTCTAGATATTTCTTTTGCAGTAAAAGCTTTCTTATCAATCTCTAGTTCCTGCAACTCCATACGACCAACGCCGTTAGTAGTAGTGTCACGACGAACTCCAGTGCCATAATATTTTCCATTCCATTTAACTAAACGAGCATCTTCCATACCTACAAATGTCCATATAGGAGTAACGTCTAATTGTGAGGTATCAATTTTTGTAAAATTAGTAATGTTGTAATCGTCATCAAGACGGCATAAGTAATTAGTTGTTACTAAACGTTGGTCTTTTTCAGGATGTAGATATGACAACGGTCCCCAAATACTAGGGAAACGTTGGTCATTTTCTGAGTGATAAAGAGTGTAATTAATATGGCGAAGTATTAAAAGTAATTCACCATCGTCATCTACAAATGGGGAAGGATTCATCAATCCAGTTCCACCTGTTACGGTTGCTGGAATAATAAGGGGCCGTAATTTTCCGCCTTGTTGTACCGATTTTTGCACCAAATTCATACTGACAACCTACCCTACATTCCTCCAAATAACAGCACAGTTGTAGTTGGGTCTGCAGCAGTTGTTCCTGTTGTACCCTGAACACCCGTAGTTCCTTGGAAACCTTGAATACCTTGTGGGCTTTGAATACCTTGAGTTCCTTGAGGTCCTTGGGTACCAGTGGTTCCTTGAGAACCTGTAGAACCTGTAGTTCCCTGACTACCAGTAGTACCTGTGGTTCCCTGTGCTCCTGTTGAGCCCGTTGTTCCTTGAGAACCTGTAGTTCCCTGAGTTCCCGTTGAGCCTTGAGTACCAGTAGTTCCCTGAGTACCTGTAGAACCTGTTGTGCCTTGTGAACCCGTAGTTCCTTGCACGCCCTGAGACCCAGTAGTACCTGTTGCACCTTGTACACCAGTGTCACCTGTAGAACCTTGAGTTCCTGTACTTCCCTGTGTACCAGTAGAGCCTTGAACTCCTTGGGCTCCTGTGGTTCCCTGTGAACCTGTAGAGCCAACTGTTCCTTGTGCACCCTGAAGACCAGTAGTAAAAATAACTAATTCAATTGCTTGATTGTTAGAAAATGAGTTACTACCAGAACCACCATCAGCAGTACGTGTTACTGGAATTTTTACATAACTATTAGATACTACGGTTACAGCACCAGTTACTTGATAAGTAATGTAAACATTTGAATCTGATTTGTCTTGAATAATTATATTGTCGTACTGCTTTAACAAAGCCAAATATACGTCGATATCAACACCACTATCATTGATGTGGTCTACGTATAAATACGTTGCAGATGTCTGTGTTGCATTGTTGAAACGAAGTTTTCCTGAACCAGGTGCTGAATCTGTTGTGCTTGTATCAACTTTATAATTAAAGTTAGACGTAGAACCACCAGTAGCACCAGTTGTACCTTGAGAACCAAGATTTCCTTGAAGACCTTGAGTTCCTTGAGAACCTTGCGTTCCTGTGGTTCCTTGGGCTCCCGTAGTTCCTTGAGTGCCTGTCGTACCTTGCGTACCTGTTTCACCCTGAGAACCAGTAGTACCTTGGGTACCAGTACTTCCTGTAGTTCCTTGAGAACCCTGTGTACCTGTCTCACCTTGTAAACCAGTAGATCCCGTTACACCTTGAGAACCAGTAATTCCCTGAGTTCCCTGAGAACCTGTAGAGCCTTCTGCACCTTGGGTACCTGTATAGCCTTGAGTACCAATTGTTCCTTGTGGTCCTTGAACGCCCTGTGCACCAGTGGTTCCCTGCACAGTCGGTACTGAAACATCAATGGTGTCGTCAAGTGATTGATAGGTAAATGTGATGTTGTTAAGTGTGCCGCTATTAAGTGCAGTTGCTACACGTTCATTTTTAA